GGCTAGCGCCACGCTCGCACAGACTAGCCAAGAGAACTTTACCGAATGACGCAGTTAGCTTTACGAGGCGACCACCACTAAAAAAGAGTATCGAAATGTATCAGAAAACGCCTAAAGATTCCGCGCAATCGCGCGATGATAAAAGGGTTTTACCTAGTAAACGCAATTTTCGCTAGGTAGCCAAGGCGGATTCGATTCCCTCCCCCGCCTCCCTAATTTAGCTAGGTAAATGAGACTTCCTTTAAAAAAAGTATCAATTTTTTTCTTGCTGGGGTTTTTGGGTTGGGCTAATCTGCTCACCCGTGGACGGTAACGATGATTCCGCGGCCCCGCCGGGTGCGGAACCGGAAACACCGGGAACTCGGCGCCATATCAACCTCCGGCCGAGGGGCGTGCTGGCCTGTCTTTCGGATGATCGCCGCGCCGTGCTTCACCAATGGCTTAAGAATCCGGCGCTGAGCTATCAGGAAATCTGTAACCGGATCAAGACGGAATGGAATTTGCAGGTTTGGCCGAAATCGCTCACGCCTTATTACGCGAGGTTCGTGGCGGATGAAGTGATCGAGGAGCGGCAAAAGTCGGTGGGAGTAGTGGCTTTGGTGAATGAGGACATCGACAAAAGCCCGGCGGATTATGCGAAGGCGATTTTAGACCTGCTGGGTGATCGGACTTTTGACACGATCGGCAATCCGGGCGCGCATCCGAAGATTGTTGCGAACTGGGTCCACATTTTCAATAACCTTAGAGCTTCGGAGAAGAATCTGGAGCTGCGCGAACGCGATTTGGCGGCGAAGGAGCGCGAGTTGACGCTTAAAGAGAAGAAATTTGAGGAGGCACAACGGACTATTGCCGATCCGAAGCTTTCATCGGCGGAAATCGGGGCGCGGTGCAGGCAGATTTTCGCGCCGCTTTTCGGTGAACCGGCCGAACCGAAAGACAATGGGCAAGAGTTTTTGCCGGCGTTTTTCGAGAATGGGAATTCGAATTCGTGAAACCTTATCGCCAGGTGCAGAAGCGGAAGCCAACGGCCGGCGCAGCGCCAGCAACGGTTTCGCCGCTGGAATTGCTTTTGCCGTATCAAAAGCGGTGGGTGATGGATCAGGCGCGGTTCAAGATTTGCGTGCAGGCGCGGCAGACGGGAAAATCCTTCCAAACTGCGTGCGAGGCGATTTCGAGCGCGTTCATCGAGCCGGGAACGAAGTGGGTTTGTCTCAGCTCCGGGGAACGGCAATCGCTGGAGTGGATGGAGAAGGCGAAGGAGTGGGCGGATGCGTTTCGCCTGGCGATCGAGAATTATACGGAGGACCGCGAGATGGGGCAGGCGCTTTTGCGCGTGGCTGAAATCCGGTTTGCGAACGATTCGCGGATCATTGCGATCCCGGCGAATCCCAGCACGGCCCGCGGTTACTCGGCAAACATTATTCTGGATGAGTTTGCTTATCACGATGACCCGGATGCGGTCTGGGCGGCGATGTTCCCGGCCTTAACGAATCCGCTGGGAGATTTTAAGAGCCGTTACCGCGCTTTATTCGCGGGCCAAAAAGTGGATGCGCTGAAGCATGAGCGGAAGATTCGCGTGGTTTCGACGTTTAACGGGCGGCAAAACAAGTTTTTTACGCTCTGGGAAAATGCGGAGAAGAACGGCTACAGCGCATATAAGGTTTCAATCCATGATGCCATTGCGCAAGGGTTGCAACTTAACGCGGAGGAGTTGCGCGATGCGCTGGATGATCCCGACATCTGGGCGCAAGAATACGAATGCGAACCGATTGATTCAAGCAACGTTCTCCTCCCGTATGACCTGATTGCGCAGGCGGAAACGATTAGCGCCACCGAAGTGGTCGATCCTGATTTTTTCGAAACTAATCGGCGCCGTGAAATCTTTTGCGGGATCGATTTTGGCCGCTCGAATGATCCGACGGTGTGTTGGACGCTGGAACTGGTGGGCGACACGCTTTGGACGCGCGAAGTGCTGGTGCTCGATAAGATGAGCACGCCGGAGCAGAACAACATTCTTTCGCAGCGGATCAAAGCATCGCGGCGAACGGCGCTGGATTACACGGGGCCAGGGATCGGGTTTGGCGATTACGCGGTGAAGGATGCCGGGATGAGCGAGTGGAAACCGGAGGAGCATCACTTCGGGAAGGTGGAGCTGTTTACGTTCACGCCGAAATCGAAACGGCTTTTGTTTCCTACGTTGCGCCGGCGGTTTGAGGCGCCTTGCAGGATCAGGGTGCCGGTTTCGAGAAAAGTGCGGGAAGACCTGCACGCGATGCAGCAGGTCGTGAACAAAGGCGAGTATTCCTATTGGGCGCCGCGGACGCGGGAAGGTCACAGTGATCGTTGCACGGCGCTGGCGCTGGCGGTGCGCGCGGCGGCGGAAAGCACCGCGGGCGCGATTCGTGATCCGAAGGTGATTCATTTTGGGCGGCCGGCCGCATCACGCTTTGGGCAATTTCAACCTATGAGGCTGGCTTCGTGAAAGAGTTTGAAGAGGACGCGGTAAACGAGCAGACGGCGCTGGCAAAGCGGTTGGGCGCATTAGCCGAATTTAATCGCAGCGAAGATTTTAAGGCTTTGGACACTGATGAAAAGCTGCTCCTGCAGATGCAGGAACATGCGATGTATCTGCATCTCTATTTTCTGGCGGGGCGCATCAACAATTTCGGCCGGGAAAATGATGATCCGCAGATTTCGCAGATTTCCGCAGATTTCCAGAAGGAGAAAGAGTGAAAGCCCGCATAAAACCAGCACGCAAGCGGACGCTGAAGGTGCGCAAGAATGGGAAGCACGCGATTGACGCGGCTTCTACGATGAGCGTGCCGACATCGGTGATGCGCAATGTCCTGCGGCCGCAAGTGAACCGGAGTTGGATGATGCCTTACGTGGCGTCTTACACGCCGGTGATGGTGGAATCCATTCTGCGCGGTGCGCTGGCGGGCGTCATGGTGCAGCAATGGGAGTTGTTCCGGCTGATGCTCGATACGTGGCCGGCGCTGGCGGCGTGTAAGGAGGAGTTGCTTTACGGGATTAGCCGGCGCGAGCTGCAGTTTGATCCTTACGCGGAGGAGGATGAGGAGCCGACGCCGAACGCGATTGAACGCGAAAAGCTTGTGACTGAAGCGCTGCGCAATATGCAGCCGCGGGCGGAAGCGGATGAGAACGGGCTGGATGGCACGATCGAGGATTTGATGGATGCCTGGTTCCGCGGGATCAGCGTGTGCGAGGTGATGTGGCATACGACTGACACGGTCAACCAGGGGCTTATCACGGCGCCGCGCGCAACGAAGTTTGCGCACCCGTGCAATTACGCTTTCGGCGATGACGGCGTTTTAGGTCTTACCGATGACAGCAATTATGCGGAAACGACAACGGGTTATCGCAAGGCCGAGGTGCGGCCGTTTCCGCCTTACAAATTCCTTACCGCGATTCACAAGGCGCAATCCGGTAGTCCAATTGGCGGTGCATTGCTACGTCCACTCGCCTGGTGGTGGTGCGCCGCCAACTTTTCAAGCGATTGGTTGCTTAACCTCGCGCAAATCTTTGGCCTTCCATTCCGGTGGGCGAACTATGCTGCTTCTGCGCCAGACGAAACGGTTTCGGCCGTTTGTAATATGTTGCAGAACATGGGGAGCGCCGGTTGGGCGGCGTTCCCCGAAGGCACATCGCTGGAGTTGAAGGAAGCGGCGCACGGCAGCGACCGGACGCCGCAGGGAGATTTGCTCGACCGCGCCGACGCATATGTCCGGTTGCTCATCCTGGGCCAAACGATGACCGGCAACACGCTGGCAAGCGGGCGCGGCGGGCAAAGCTTTGGGACGGTTGAAGCGCAACTCAAATCGGACAGGCTCGATGCCGCGAGTTTCTTCATCTCGAACATTTTCAACCGGCAACTGATTCCCTACATCCTGCAACTCAATTACGGCGACGCGATGGAAGCGCCGCGGTGCAGGTTCTTAAAAGAAACCGAAGGCGGTTATCAGGATGCGCAGCGCGACCAGATTTTGACCGGCATGGGGCTGGATATTCCGCTCAGCCATCTTCGGCACAAGTATGGCATACCCGCGGCCACCAATGAGGAGCCGGTAACAACGCCGCCACCGAAACCGATGGCGCCTTCGGACATCAGCGCAGGCCCAAAGGGAACAAGGCCGCTGGGCGAGCCTTCGCGCAACGGCACGCCTAACCCGAAGGAGATGCAGGCCAAGCTTGAAAGGATTTCAGCGATTGAAGATGAAGAGATTTTCGCCATCGAACTGAACCGCCTGGCTGATGATGTGGAAGCGGCGGCTGCACCACCGCCGCCGGCGCCGCGGGTTGGTAAAAGCTGGCACGCGCGGCCGTTCATAACGAAAAACGCGGCGGATGATTTCAGTTCGAAACACCCTGGCACATGGGTTGAAGAAGCAATGACCGGCGGCAAGCCGAATGGCTGGGCCGTCAAATTGCCGATTTCCGCCGGCGATTTTCAGGGGCATCCGTTCCACGGCAACCAATACACCGAAGGAATGGGCGGCGCGCCGGAATCGGATCAGCAAAAAAAAAACGAAATCAGAAAGCGTGGCAACGCGATGGCTGAGAGAATGGGATTTCCAACAGACAAAATAGATTACCTGGAAACCGGCGAACCTGTAAAATTTAATGTCGGAGACAGGCAATTCGTTCGCGGTGGCTTTTACTCTCCGAGTAATGGGCGGATCACGATTGATTCAATGACAATGGACAATCCGGCTTCGGTTGATTCGATGATGGCGCACGAAGTATCGCACGCCCAATTCGATGTGGTGAAGCAGGCGCAGGAATTGGAACATGCCCGGATTTCAACACTGATTAAGAACGATACCGAGTTTCATAAACATTTTACAGCCGGCGGATTTCTGCGGCCGGAATCCAAAGCCGAATTTGCCAAAAAGTTTCCGGCATCGACTGCATTCGCACGGACCTGGGGCGATTCGTATATGTCAGCATCCGGCCCCGATAAGACGCAGCAGATGATCAAGGATGATGGCATCAGCGATTATTCAAAAGCCTATTGGGCAAAAGGCGCAGTTGATCAAAACATGGGCCTCTCGCGCGCAGTGGATGAAACCGTGGCCGAAGTCAATTCGTGGCAGCACACCGGCGCGGCGCATCTTAGCAGACCTTCGCGCGATTGGGAGCAATTCGCGCGTGATATTCGCGTGCAATACAAACGGATCAAACATCCATACCAGGAGCTTGCCGTATGGGAGAAATGAACGTTGCCCAACCAATCACGCTTGGCGGCCGCAAAGGGGAAGTCTCCTATTTCGATGACAAGTTGAAACTTAGCGACAAGGAAACCGCCACGATTGCCAAAGTGATTTATGACGATGGATCAGTGGCATTTTTCAACATCAAACCAAAATGAACGACGAACCTATTGAATGCCGCGCCGCGGTAGAGATTTCGGCTACCTCGCGCAATGAAGTTTTGTTTTTGCCGATCGGACTTCACTCGATCACGCCTGTCGCCGGTGGCATCGGGCGGCCCATCAAAGTTAAGGTTGATGCGTCAACCGCGGAGGCAATCGAGCAACAGCGCCGGATCATGGCCGGCAAAGGGAAGCGGCCTTATTTCGATTTTGATCACGAGGATGGCGCGGCGAGTTTTTGGCCGGAAGGCTTCGCCTGGCGCAACGGTGAAGGCGTAATTGCCAAGGGCGAATGGACTGCGCGGGGTCGCAAAGCTGTAGAAGGCAAAGATTACCGGGCCTTCTCGCCGGTGTTCCATGTGGATAACAAGCGCAGCGATCCGGCAAAGGTGATTTGCATGGAACACGCGGCCCCGAACATGGGCGGGCTGGTTAATAATCCCGCATTCAATTTGCCCTTGTGGGCAAAAAACGCCGGAGAGTCGGCGACATCAACAAACAATCCTGCGGCGGCGAGGCTTCAGGAAACCAACAAAGAGGAAACAAAAATGACGACAGAAGAACTCGCCGCGCTCCGGGCGAAAGATCAGGAGCTTGAAAGAGATGAACAGGATGAATCGACCGCAACCAAACGTGCGGCGTTGCACTCCGAAATCAGGGCCGGCGAAATGGAAATGGAGCTGAGCGAAATCAAAGCTCGCAATGAGGAGTTGCAGGGCAAGGTGCGCAAACGCCAGCTTGATGATGCGCGCCAGGCGGTGCGCGAGGCGGTGAAGCGCGGCGCGATCGCGGCCCGCGATTTGCCGAAGCAAAAGATGTGGGAAACCCGCATCGCGGCCGATCCAAGGGATAAGGAAATTCTGGATTCGATTCCGGGCAATATGCCGGCACTCGGCACGGCTATCATCGCCGGTGGCCGGGTCACGATCAGCGATGACGATCCTTCGCGCATCTTTGGGGAACTGGCGCGGGTCAGCTCGCTTTCCTGCCGCACTTCGCAACCGGAGCAGCGCAGGACGTTGAGCCGTGAGTTTGCGGCCATCTACGCGCGGGAATTCAAAGGCTCCAACAAAGAGCGGATGTTGTCGTTCCCGGTTTCGGAATTCGAAACTGCAATCATGGGCGCGGATGTAACTGACGCGAACCTGAAAACTCTTTCCGGGTCGCTGGTCACGCAGCGCACGCTTGAGCTGCTCAAATTCACGTTTCCCTCGCTCACGATGTTCACCACGGACTTCAGCGATACGGCCGCGCAATTCAATCAGACGGTCATCACCCGCACAGTCACGATCCCGAATGTGACCGATTACAACACCACGACGGGCTGGGCCGATTCGACGGCAGCCAACGTTGATGTGCCGGTCACGATCAATAAGCACAAGGGCGTCAATCTTACGTTTAACGAGCAAATCCTGGCCTCCACGGTGCGCAGGTTGTTCGATGAGTTTGCGCCGGCAGCGGCTTACGCCCTGTCCAAGCAAATGGTTGACGATCTGTATGCCAACATCACCGACGCCAATTTCACGAACAACAGCGTCACTGCGACTTCATCCTTCGCGCGGACAAGCGTGATCGACATCGGCACGCAACTCACGTTGCGCGGCGTTCCGCTGGCGCTGGGCCAGAGGACGCTGCTGCTTTATCCCACAGTGTTTTCGAAGCTCGTGGCGGACACGGCCTTAATCACGTTCGCGGCTTACCAGAAGCCGGAGCTGATCACGGCGCCGCAGAACGGCGCGTCACTGGTGATCCCGGTTGACACGTTCCAGGTGGTCAACGCGCCGAACCTGCCGACGAATAACGGAAACGTCACGGGGTTTGGTTGCAGCAAATCCGCGCTGATCATCGCCACGCGCCTGCCGAACGATTACACCAGCGCCAATCCTGGCGCGAATTACGGCAGCGTTCAGGTGATGACCGAACCCGACATCGGGATTTCGGTGATGCTCACGCAATACGTCAATCACCAGCTCGCGGCCGCAACGTCGCGGGTTTCGCTGATGTATGGCACGGCCGCCGGCCAAACCAACGCCGGTCAATTGCTGAAAGCCGCAGCCGGTTCCGGTTCCAGCAGAGCGTAGGAGAAACCTCACACAACGGTCACAATGGTTCACAAAGGTTCACTAAGACCTCCGTGGGCCTTTGTGTTCCTTCGTGGCCTTCGTGTGAGATTCCCATGAAAATCGACGCTGAAACTGGCTGGTTCAAAGGTGTGGGTGACATCGTTTGCTACGCTTGGATAGGGCAAGGCATACGTGAAGCCGGCGGTGATGTCACCTTTTACTGCAACGGCTGGCGTCAGGAGCTTTTCAGCTTGTTTGGGTTTAACTCAACCAGCGATCCGACAGGCGCGGTGGTGACGCATGAAGGCTACGAAACCGCGGTGCAGGATAAGTCGCCACTCAACTACCTGGAATGGATTACGGACAAGCTGGGCGTCAACGTGGCGCCGCGGCGGCCCATTCTGGACATGATTCCGATGGAGCGCGAGATGGGCCGGCGGGCATCGGCTAATGTGCTGATATTTCCGCATTGCGTATGGCCGCCGCGGACATGGCCTAAAAGCTATTTCATCGAGCTGGGCTACGAGCTGATGAAACGCGGGTTGACGGTCAAGATGGTCACTGAAGAGCGGGATTACGAGCTGCTGAGCTTCCACGGCATTTTTAAGAAAAGCTGGCATTTCATAGCCGCGGCCATTCAATGGGCGGATTTAGTTATCGGGAACGATAGCGGCCCGGCGCACCTTGCCGGCACAATTGGCACCCGCGCCCTGGCGATCCACGGTCCGACTCAGGAACGGATTTACGGTTATTTACCGGAAGTAACGTCATTCCGTAAAAAGGCATTGCCGTGCGCGGGTTGTCATTGCCTGCCGCCGTTCCCGAAGGGGACCGCCTGCAGCATCGGGTGCGGGGAACTCTATCGGACGTTTCCAGAGGACGTTTTGCCGGTGGCGCTGGGACTGCTCAACATGGAGGGAAGCAAGGCCGCATGAGCACGGAGAGTTATCCGCAGATTTCGCAGATTTACGCAGATTTCCAGAAAGAAGGAAATTCTTCTAATCTGCGTAAATCGGGGCCGAGGGAATCTGCGGATAAACCTCTTATTTAACATGGATGATTATCACCAGTTGATTGCGAACACTGTGACCGAACACGCCAGGCGACTGCACCGGGCGATTGATTACATCGAAGTGGGTGTGTTCACGGGTAACAGCGCGCTGGCCGTGTTAGGGAGCGGGCATTGCCGATGGGCCACGTTGATCGACAACTTTTCAAACACACACTGTGGCGACCTTAAATCATCGCGCGCAACCGTTGAGTATAACCTGCGCGATTACGATGGCATATTCGAAATCAAATCAGGCGATTCGCACGCCGTTTTGCCAACGATCAAACGGCAATTCGACATCGGCTTTGTTGATGGCGATCACACTATTGATGGTTGCAGCGGCGACATGGCCGCGATGTGGCCGCTTATTCGTGAAGATGGCGTCATGTTCATCGATGACATGCAAAACTCCGGTTACATGCACATCAAGGGACTGGTGGAGCAGTTCGCCGCTGAAAAGGGGCTTAAATACACGTATCACGAGGTTCACGAAGGACTGGGGGAATTGCGCCGATGATTAACCCGAACAAATTAGGCAGGTCGCCTTTCCCGGCTTCGGCATCGCAATGGATGCTGGTGGGGCTTCGCACCACTACGCCTGCAACGGGATATTCGTTAAGCGGGCCGAGCTCTGGTATAGTGGGAGTGCCATCCAGTAATTTCACGGTAGCGCTTACTGGCGGCACAACTGTTCCAGCACCTGTAACGATAACTCCAAGTGCTGGTGGTGGCGGTGGGACATTCACGCCATCGACAGTCATACTAAATACCGGCTCAACCTCTGCGACGTTCACTTATACCGCGGCATCTGCAGGGGCGAAAACGATTAGCTGCACCAATTCCGGGACATTGACTAATCCAGGAAACCTGACTTACACCGCTTCAGCTTCTGGATTGGTTGATGACGATCCGGTGAGCACCTGGACGGATTCAAGTGGTAACGGACACCATGCTGCAATGACAGGCAGTAATAGGCCAACGTTCAAGACAGCCATCCTGAACGGCAAGCCGGTTGTGCGGTTTAACCCAGCCGCGGCAAGCAAACTTGAACTGGTGACGCAGATTTCGAGTGTGACGCCATACACGATCCTTGCAGTAATGCAAACGGCTACTCCCAGCCCTGGCGTTGACAACCTGACATCACTTATAGCGACCACGTCCGTTAATCCATGTGGGCCATTCCTTAATGCCAACGTTCAGACAAATCTATACATCGGTGACAGATCAAATCTGGACGGATTTAACGCTAATACGTTTGTTACCTCCGGCTTATTTGTCATCTGGACCGGCGTAATAACAACCACTCCCACATATACAGTTTACGCGAACGGCACGTCCCAGGGCTTATTTGCCGCTATCCCTAACGCCAGCGCAGGTGATTTCACCTCAATCGGCTGGGTACCGTCAACCCCACAATATTGTCACGGCGACATTGCCGAAATCATCATGTATAACTCTGCTCTTTCAGGCACTGACAGGGCGAACGTGGAGAAATACCTTGGCACGAAATACGGCATCACGGTAGCCGGCGGGACCGCGGTGCAACCTGACAGTGTAACTGGTCTTCTGGGTTGGTGGAAAGCAGACTCCCTTCTTTAAACATGACATGCCAGAGAGAAACCAAATGTGGGTTGGACTGGCCAGGACCGCAGTCTCCGGCGTCATCGCCGCCATCGCCGTCATTTTCTTTTTCGGTGGCCGCGAGGCAAAGATTAACGACCTGCTTGCATGGAAAACCGACACGGCGCCTAAGATTCAGCGCATGGACACTACAGGCACGCTTTCCTTTGAACTATTCCATAAGGAATACGAACGGACACAGCATCGCCAGGAAGAAAAGATAAAAGAACTGGAAAAGGAAATAAGACAGCTTGAGCGAGAAACACATCAATCTAACTGAAGGCGACACCCTGGTGATTCAGGTGGTGGGGTCGAAGGCGCCGGCTGATGAGGCCGAGGAGGTATTGCTTAAAATTGGCGGCACTAACATCTATACCAACCCGGAACAAAATTACGTCCGTTTCACGAGTAACCTGGATGTCTGCAACGATGGGAGCGGCCCGGAGCATGGCGATCCTTATCACCAGGCGCAAACCGCTTATTGGAACAACGGCAACTTTCTAAATGCCGATGTGGACCGCTACGTAGTGGTGCCGCCGCAGATCCGCGCAATGGTTCCGGGCGTGGTGATGGGTTGTCAGGCTCGCGCGACTAACTTGAAAACCGGCGTATGGAGCGCCGGCGTGGTAGGCGACATCGGCCCGGAAACTAAGACCGGCGAGGCGGCTTATTGCCTGGCGAAGATTCTTAACCCGGAAATTACGCACAACACCGGCGACGACGAACTGATTTACCTCTACGAGCTTTGGCCGGATATGCCTGCCAGAGTTGGAGACAAAACCTACAAACTTCAGCCCGCTTAAAACTATGGCATGGGTCGCATTCACAACATCTCACGTCCTTAGCGAGTTTACGCCGAACGAAGCCGCTTCAATTCGCAACATGCAGGGCAGCGGCAGCGGGCCGGGTTACGTCAACATCGACGTTATCACCGCGCGCACCATTGATGAGGTGCGCGGATTCATCCTGGCCGGTGATTACGCCATTGACGAAACCGCAGACGACACATTGCCGAAGGGGCTTTTTGCCGATGCCATAGCCATCGCGCGGTGGCGCGTGCTGATTTCGGCGCCGCAACTCAAGCAGCTACAGACTGCCGAACGTCAAAAGGCGTTCGATGACGCGATGGCGAAGCTGAACAAAATCGCGGACCAGCAATTCAACGTAGAGCCGCCGATCCCGCCGACATCTGATTTAACCGCCGGTTGCTGGAACTCTGAAAACAAACTCATTATGCGCACACATCCGGTGGTGAGGCCGGGACCGCAGGGAACCGATGCCTACGCTAACCCTGATGCGCCAGATGACGCGGAGCCTACGCCATGAGCACGGAAAATTGTCCGCAGATTTCGCAGATTAACGCAGATTTCCAGAATTCTAATCTGCGAAAATCGGGGCCAGGGGAATCTGCGGATAAAAACTCTCCGGTGATTTCGCCATGACCCACTTCGAGCGCATCGTTGAAGAGATAGAAGGCCAACGGCAAATCGATTTTGCCCGGATATTCCGCGCGGCCGCGCGGATGAACGATCCAGGCAAAGCGCGGAACCTTATCAACGCGGTAAGCGCCGCGGCCAGCAAGCCCAAAGACATGCGGCACCTCACCGATACGACCTTTGCCGCCCACTATAAGAAGCGCAAAGCCGACATTGACCATCTGCACCGCGAGATAAAGAGCGAGCTGCGCATGGTCCAGGCCGAAGTGCAACGCAAGTTGCGCAGGCATTTTAAGCACGCTGACATTAAATCGGCCAGCGGCTTTGATTTCATGTTTGACCCAGACCAGCTCGCCGCGGACCTGGCCGAAATCCTGGACGTCGAGTTGCCGCCGATCCTGCTCGCTGCCGGGCAGGATGTATTTGAAGCATTCCTTCCGCCACCCGAAGAGGCAAAGGCGTTCATTGATGAACGGGAAAACCTTATGTCGAACGTCGCACAGGAAACCTTCGATTCAGTTAAGGCTGAGCTGCAGGAGGGTTTAGACAAAGGCGAATCCTACCGGGAACTGAGCCGGCGGCTGAGTAACAAGTTTGATGAGATATCCGAAGGCCGCGGCGAAACCGTTGCGAGCACTGAAGTGGCCAGCGCTTACGGCTACGCGCGCAACGAAGCCATGAAACAAAGCGGCGCCACTCACAAGCTGTGGCTGGGTAGCGGCCGCCCACCAGGAACTTTGCATGGCATGCGCCCGGCGCACGCTGCAGCTCATTACGCGCAGCAAACAGTCGCCATCGACAAACCTTTCCGGGTCGGCGGTGAACGTCTTATGTTCCCGACTGATAGCAGCCTCGGCGCCGGCCCGGAAATGACGATCAACTGTCATTGCATCGCGCAACCAGCGGAGGCACCGAAATGAATAGTCCGCAGATTTCGCAGATTACCGCAGATTTCCAGAGGGGAAAAACCTCTCTTAATCTGCGTAAATCGGGGCCGAGGGAATCTGCGGATAAAAAACTCTGGGGAGAATCGTAATGCCGGCGCCCATCATCATTGAAGTCACACCGCAGGCGCAGGCGCTCATCGTGAAGCTGCGGCGGTTCCCGCAGGAAATGGGGCAAGCCATTAAGCGCGGCATGGATGACGCCGGGCTTACTGCGCAGCGCGAGATTGTGGCGAAGCGGTTCCGCGGGCTAAGCAAAAAGCCGTTCCCAGTTTCCGAGCATCGATTGCGCAACATCAGCGATCGTTTACAGCAAAGCATTTTCTGGAAACCGGCCACCGTTGAGACTGTAGGGAGCAGCGTGGCAGTGACCGGCACGATGGGCAGTTTCGGCGTCAAGTATTTTCCATGGCACGAATACGGTTTACAGGTCGCGCCGCACTTCAGACGCAGCCGGGCGAAGAATCCCAAGCACCTGATGATCCCGGTCAAAGGCTACAGCATACCGGAACGCGCGCCGATGCGCACCGGGATCGCGGACCATAAAATCAATTTCCAGCGCAAGATTCAAGAGGAGTTAGAGAAAACGCTCAACGCTAAATGATTGCAGACGCCGACAACGTTTTCGAAACCTTGCAGAACGAAATCGCTGCGGAGATAGCGAGCAAGGCTTTGTTTCAGGGCATCGAGTCACCCGATGGCACGCCCTGGCGGGTGCTCACCGAAGACGAAGGCGACGTTGAATTCATGTTCACACAGATGATTTCGGCATGCGGGCTTAGTGTGATTGTGCAATCGCCGACGGCACATACGGCGTCAGGCACTAAGCCCGTTCCCGAAGTGCAATTCGATCCGCTATCGGTGGCGGTTTCGATCTCTGAAGCAATCATCTTTAATCGCGGCGCGGACGGAACCGGCGTGCGACTGATGCGCGCCACTTACGAAATCATAAGCACGCTCCACACCTTCAAACCCGCATCAATTAACAAGCCGCTTTCCTTCACCGAAATGCTAAAGGACCGCGATACGCACCCGGAAACCGGCCAGCTGGTCGCCTCCCGAATTTGCCTGTTCGAAGTGCGCCCATATTTCCTGATTGTCCGATGAAGATAAATCATCCGCAGATTTCGCAGATTTACGCAGATTTCCAGAATTCTAATCTGCGTAAATCGGGGCCGAGGGAATCTGCGGATAAAAAAACAACTAAAAACGAAAGAACAAAATGAACCTGCAAAAATTAATCATCGGCAATCACTTGTGGTTTGGCCGGGATACAAACGATAACTTCATCTACCAGGTCGGGACGGTAAGCGCGACCAACGGCAACGCCACGGTGACCGGAGTCGGCACCACGTTTACCGGCATGACTGCCGGCACCAAGGTATCAACGGGCGGGCGGACCGTCACGGTGGCAAGCGTAGCCGACGCCACGCATTTCGACATGACCACCGTATGGTATAGCCCCAGCGCCAGCGGGTTGCCCTGGTGGAAAAACGTAGCCAATTCCATCGACATAAACACGCAGCCGGCCAGCGAGGCCGCCTGGATCAGCATGGGCGATATTGAAGACGCCAACTTCAATCCAACCCGCGACGAAGTAGAAGTCTTTTCGCCGTTCCCCGGTCACTACGTGCTCAGCGAAAAGCTCACCAAGTTTTCCCGGCTTACGGTTGAATTTACGCTGCAGGACATGAGCGAGCTGTTTTTCGAAATGCTCATGAGCGCCAAAGGACCAATCGGCAGTGGGTCAAGCGGCGGGCCGTATTCGCCTTACACTGCGACAGGCGTAATCCGCGGCTGGTTCCGGTGCGCGCAATTCGGCCAGGATGATGCGCAGAACAACATCTTCACCGCATGGGGCCGGGCCACAGCGCAAGCCACGCGATTCGGGAACGATATTGCGAAGGGCAAAGTCAATTTCGAGTTGCTAGCCAACGCCAAGAACACCGGCACTCTGAGCCTCGAAGCGTAGGAGAAAAGAAAAATGGTCCGCAGATTTCGCAGATTACCGCAGATTTCCAGAAGCAAGAGAAGCTCTTCAAATCTGCGTAAATCGGGGCCGAGGGAATCTGCGGATAAATGACCAATGGCATTAATCAACGCCACATGGAAAGTCACGCACGCCGGCGTTGTATTGCTGGACTGGACTGATTTTAGCGAAGGCGAACCGCGCGTCGAGCGGGCCTTCGCTAACGATCGCGTGGCGGTGCTTCACGGTGACGCGATCACCAACCTCGGCCGCAAGAACGTCTCGCACACCGCGAGCTTTACTCAGGTCCGCTATTTCGAGAATGACGATGAAGCGCGCACCTACGAGCGGGAGCAAACCGTTTCCTTATCTGATGCGCCGGCTGATTGCCTGATTGAATGGCTGAACACCGGGCTGGCCGACACGCTTGTTGATGCTGTCATCACCAGTTATCGCGCCCGCATTGAAAACAACTTTTTCTTTGCCGATTACACGCTGCACGGCGGCGATTGGTTGACAACCGGGTTCACGCCGCCACCGCCGCCGACTGAGGACGGCGCATGGCGTTTGGTCACTGTTACCGGCCCGCCCGCGGGCGTGACGCTACAGGTCAAGAATTCTAGTGACGTATGGGAGGACGTATGGACTTACACTGCAAGCTCATAAAAAGGAGATGGAAGATGGGAGTCGGGAGATGGGCAATCCTTCTATCTGCTATCTCCTATCTCCAATCTGCTGCTGCCCAAACGGGCAGCATCTTTGTCGATGAAAACCACAACGGCCATAAAATCTTTGGACTGCCGACGCCTACGGCTGGGAACGAAGCTGCGACCAAGGCTTATGCCGATAGCGTAGGCGGTGGTGGTGGCGGCGGCGTGCCAACCACCCGCACATTAACCATAGGCGGCACAGCGCACGATTTAAGCGCGGACCGAACGTGGACCGCACCGGAGATTCTCGACCAAATCAGCAGCACTTGGGGCGCAATTTTGTTTCGCGGCGTTTCAAATTGGATTGCACTTTCACCAGGGACCGCTGGCGACGTTCTAACTACTCATGGTGCCGGCGCAAGTCCAACCTGGGTCACGCCCACTGCCGGCGGCAATCTCAGCACCACCGGATCACCGCTCGATAACCAGGTGGCCGTGTTTACAGACGCCACGCACGTAGAAGGCAACAGCAATCTAAGCTTCGATTCATCCACGAACATTCTTAGCACCGGCATCGTAAGCCCCCTTACAGGTTTTCGGATCAACGGCGCCGCGGCCAACCGCCGCATTCTGATCGGCAACGCAACTAATTTCGTTCAATCAACCGAAACCTATGCTGTTCCGGGGACAAGCGGCAACGTGATGCTCAGCGATGGAACCAATTGGACCAGCGCGCAACAAAATTTTTCGGGGCTGGCTGGCAACTGGACCCTCGCGCAGGGGCCAAGCACCACCGCATCAAAGCTTCTCGGCCGCACCGATGCCAGCGCCGGCATACCGCAGGAAATCACACTCGGCACGAACCTGGCCATGAGCGGAACAACACTCAATGCCACAGGCGGCAGCGTGACCGCGCCTTTAACCCTCACCATCACTGATGCCACGACAACTACGCCGGTGGACCCATTGACTTTAACCCATACTTCCAGCGGAACACCGGCCACGGGTTTCGGCACAGGTGTTTTGTTCACTGGAAAAAGCAACGGCAACGCTGACCGACCGCTTGGAGAAATACTGTCGTATTGGTCCGTAGCCACCGATGCCAGCAGGAAATCAATCATGGTGTTGCGGCCAGCGGATTCGACCGGGGTCATCGGTGGCGGCGTTTACATATTTTCCGACAATTCAATATCTGTAAATGATGCCACGGACTATGGGGCTGGGATTTTGAACCTCGCCAGCGGTGGTGCATTAAAGATCGGCGGCACCGCAACTGCCGGGGCGATATTACAAGGGAACTCCGGGAGTTATTCGCCTTCCACCGCGCTTTGGCCGGTAAGCCCCGGAACATCTGGCAAGGTGGTGTGCAGTGGCGGCACGAATTACCAGGTCTCGGGTCCGACGTTTCCAACATCGGCGGCAGGCGGGGCCGGCACGGTGATCCAATCTAACGGGACCAACTGGCTAAGCTCAACTCCGACTTGGCCTACAACTGCCGGGGCTGTTGGATACACGATCCGAAGTGATGCCACAAATTTAGCCTCCTATCCGGCGCAGCTCGTCAATTCCTCTACCGCGAGCCAGTCGCCTACCACCAGTGACGTTTACCTGACTGGCTCAAACATCGTGGTCACGGCAGGGGATTTCAAAGCCAAAGGACAATACAAGTGCGTGTTCGACATGACCAAAAGCACAGGGACAGGTGCGATTGTGATTACGCTGCGCGTAGGCACAGCGGGAACGACAGCGGACGCTGCGATCCAGACCTATACCTTTGGCGCCGGCACAAGCGTAGCGGACTTCGGTTTATTCGAGGTAATCGCAACTTGGCGCACCGTAGGCAGCGGCACCTCTGCGGTGATGCAGGGGATGTGCCGTGGCACGCACCAGCTCGCCACCACGGGCCTCTTTAACAACGCCGCTGGCTGGATGGTGCTGGGATCGCCGTCGCCTTCCAGCGGGTTTAACTCAAGCAGCGCCACCAACATCGGGATAAGCTTTAACGGCAGCACCGCGTTTGCGGGAACAACGCAGCTGGTGCAGGCGCAACTGCAGCAATGATTTCAGCTTTCAACTTTCAACTTTTCCGCCATGGCTAACCAGGATTTCGATATCAACATCCGCGTCAACGCGAACACGGCGCAGGTTGATGCGGTTCGGCAGTCATTCGAAAAACTTGGCGCGCAAGTCAAAGTTACCAACGCCGAAATGGCGGCTGGTAGTGCTGGCGGGTTAGGAAGTGCGGCAGGTGTTGGCACTATAATTTCGGCGCTGACCATGGCCGTAAGCAAGTGGAAGGAATTCGAGGATGAGCAAGACAAAATAACAGAAAAAATGATGCTGGCGACGGAGAAGTCCCATGAATTAGGGTTAGCCGTCGCTGACATGCTCGACGCGATGAAATCCGCGGAACGCATCAAGACCGAACCGCTGCAAGTATCATTTGATCGTCTAACACAAAAAGTCCGCGAGCTAAAAGTAGAAATGCAACTCGCTTTTGAGGCCGGCGAATATGAGGACGTTAAAAAATATGCAGCGGCACTCGGAGTTGTAGAATCTCAACTTGATCGGGTCACAACAGCTTTAGAAAAACAGGCTGCAGCCCAGGAAAAAAAGAGGAACAAAGAATCGGCGGACCGACGCGAGTTTGAAGTCTCAGCTTACGAAGCTGAAGCACGTGAGGCAGACGAAGCCGGCGATTCACCCAGGGCACAACGGGCACGGCAAACAGCCGAGGCATTAAAGCGCGGCATATCACGCGAGGAGATTACAGGACAACAAGAAGGCATAGTAGGGCGGCGTGCTGGAGTTGGCGAATCGCAGGATTTGGTTAACCAAATCGAGCGCAACCGTATTGGTGCCGAAGCGGCGCAAAAAGCCGATCCCGAACTATTGAGCCGGATAGATAAACTAATTCAGCAGTGGCAATAACACAATGGACTCAAGTTTTATACCCGTTCAAGTGGTGCCCAGCAAAACGCCATTCGGCCTCGACCAATTGCGGCGCAGCTACAAGACCGCGCTAAGCGCCGAGGACGCCATCGCCGCCGCGCCGGCGGTGGGTGATGCTGATGAAGTGTTCGCCAACATGTTCCTAATGCCCATCAGCACGCCGGAAAGCGCCGAGTCGGCCACGCGCATTGACCTGGTTTACACGGGAAGTCTATCAGGTGATGAAGGCGACCCTGATTTGCCGGCCATAAAGCACAGCCTCAGCGATGCCATAGCTTCCGCCACCACTTACACCAGCTCAGCCATTTTCCCGGCAGTGGCCACCGTTCCCGCTTCTGTCAGTTATCATGCGCACACAAGCGTTATTACGCTTTTTAGCATTGCAGACACATCGGCGGAGGTTTGCCCCGATCCTGCCGCAGTTACGGTAGATGACCTTGTAAGCTGGACGCTGGCCGCGGAACAGCCTGCCAGCAGTTTCCCCGACATAGCAGCGTGGCTGTTAAGTGCTGCCTTCGTTCAGCGTGTCATTGAAACCATTAACTCAGACGAAATCGTCCCTGGCCAATACTGGCAAATAACCAAGCGCAAAGTAACACAGCTCTATCCCTACGCGCCGCCGCCGCCGTGATAACATGGAAATCCCGCCACCGCCTCCCTGCCCGCCGAAGCTCAAAGCATACCTCGAATTACTCCGGCAAGCCGCCATGACCGCGCGACCGATAGCAGGACGTAACACGAGCATCAGCGAGCATAACGGCGAAGGCACGGTAGTCAATGCCGAAGACTGCGCGCCATGTCCATAACACGGTCATCCCGAACGAACGTGAGGGACCTCCCAAACCACCTCACGCGCTGAATGCAAATCCCGACACCTAACGAATATGCAAAAGATCACGGGCATAATCCCTTTCCGCCACGCTGGGAAAAGTGGCTAAGCGCAGCGCGCGCTGCCATCCTATCAGCCCAGCCAACCGCCGGCCGGCATGTTAGCGTGGACGAACATCCAGGCAAAGGCACCGTGATTAACGTTGCCGACACATCAGCGCGGCGCCCCGGCGGTGGCGGTGGGCCGCCACCTACCTGCACAGTTACTTTCCTGGGCTTTCAAACAGGTTGCCGCGGGACTGGCTTCGGCGCTTCTTATGCAGCGGCGTGGAGTGCCGCCTTTAGCGCCTGGGGCAGTTGCGCCGGCGCTTCAAGCGGTGGTGGCCTGGCGTTTGGATTTAAGGCAGGAACATCCTTTCAGGCCGAGGCCGACGATCAGCCGGCACGCTTTCAATTAGTGGACAGTCCTAGCGGCCATTGCACGGTGAGCGGGGTCATTCGAACGCGCGATGACCTAGCCGGCCTGGTAGATGAAACGCCGTTCAGCTTCACCATAACCGGAATCGGTAACACGCACGATCTGACATTTACTCCGATTGAGCCCATTGATCCAACCAGCTCCACTCCGAATTCAACGCATAGCGTGCCAGAAGATTTGGCTTACGATTGCAGTTAAAAGTAACTAACAAACGAAAGAAACTAAAACCATGATCCTACAACTAATCGTCGCCGTAATCGGACTGCTCATGTATGTCCTCGCCACTAACCCGAAGATCAACGAAATCGGCCGCATCCTATTCTGGACCGGCACCCTGGCCTTTCTATTAGGCACCCATTTCCCGATCCTCGGCCACTGAAATAAGTCCGCAGATTTCGCAGATTTCCGCAGATTAAAGAAAAGATTTCCCCTCTGGAAATCTGTGTAAATCGGGGCCGAGGGAATCTGCGGATAAAAAACTCTTTATGCTGCGCGCGTAAACGCGATCACCTTCGCATCTTTCGCCGGCGCGATGTTGAACCATTGGCGTGCCGTGCGGATCGGCTGCCGGCGGTGATAAGACCGCTTGACCATCGCAATTGAGTTGCCCATTTCATAAGAAACTTGAGGCACGTTTTGCGTCATACGCGCACGATAAGAACAGAATGAATCACGCAACGCATTATGTTTCCAGCCGCCGATAAATGCCCCGATTCGCGCAGTCTCGCGTTTTGATGGTTGCGCTACGCCGTTGACCACTGGCCCTTTTGCGTTGCGCCACGGCGCAAGCCACCGCGCCAGATTCGGCAGAATCGGCGTTTCGCGTTCATGCTTCGTCTTCGCCGTTTCCGCGCGCACAATGATGACTTTGTCCTTCCAATCAAAATCCTCCCACATCAGCGGCGACTTTTTGCTGGTTGGATCGGGCGCAATCTCTTCGCTGCGAATCCCGGCAAACGCCGCCACGCATAGCCACGGCAAATATTCCGGCCGCACCTTATCCAGCAGCGTTCGCATCTGATCCGGCGTAATGACGTTCACCTGGCCAGGGACTAGATCAATCTTGTTTACCTTCTCCGCTTCGGTGGTGCGATCCGGCACATACGACATTCGACGCGCCCATCGAAAGAGGCTGATGATCGATACGCGCAGATTAAATTTGCGCCGCTGCCCCACATCGCGCGACGAAATAAAGCGCTGGATTTCCACCGCTGTGATGGTCGCAATCGCGCGGCCGGCACCGATGAAATTTTCGAAAAGCCGCAAATTGCCTTCGATCGATTTGCGATGGAGGGTGCTCTTTTCCGCCAAAGGCTCACTAAATTCAGCGATCGCATCCGCCAACGCCGGGCTTTCCGTGCTCGCCGCTTTCCACTTCCGAAACTCAGCCAGCTCCGCCGGATCAATCTGCAACAAATCACCGCGGCCATTTGCCATGAGCACGACAATATCCGCCGCGCGCTGCTCAGCCTTACGCTTATTCCAAAGCCGCACCATCCTGCGCGGTCCCTGGCTATAATCATCAAAGCCCCAGCGGCCATCGCCATATTGCTGCACCCTTACCTCAACGTGCCCGATTTTCATTGGTGCAGCAATACCGGCACGAACATAAACAGGCCGAGCAACAACACGCCGACAACGACAATGCCTATCAGGCCGAACATGATGCCCAACATCAGCGGTTTAAAGGCACCCAGCTCGGTGCCGCAATGCGGGCACTTGCCGGCGTTCTTCGATACTTCACGCCCGCAATCCGGGCACGGTTTCAGATTTGTTTGTTTCATTGTGAATTTGGAGTTTTAGCTTTGTTTTTTCGTTTAGTGAGGTATTCGCCTATCGCTTCGCGCACGATCAAACTCACCGCTTCGCCTCTTTGATAGGCCAGTGATTCGACCTCGGAGCGCATCTTGCGCGTGACTCGCGCTCTGATGTCTACCTCCTTGTTTTTTCTCATCAGGATAGACATTTGTGCCACATTGTAGCGCCAGCGTCAAGCGTCGGTCTATTAAATTTTTGCAAAAATGTATTGACCACCTGTGGGCGCTTGTAGCACACTGTGGGGAAATGAAGAACGAAGTCCTAGACGCTGAAGTCAGAGCGCGCGTGCCAAAGCAATATAAAAAGAAGTTCCGCGAAATCGCCATTTCAAGGCATTTGAAAGTCTCCGACATCCTGCGCGAAGCGATCCGCGAGAAGCTCCTCCGCGACTTCGAACAAAAGACGGCGCTGAGATGAAAAACCGCGTTGCGATAATCTTTGTCAGTCTGCTGGTGGCCGTCGTCGGATGCTGCGCGGCATTAAAAACGGCGGAAACCGTCGCCAAATTTCAAATCGAACACCAAAAATGAGAGCCATCAGCAATCAGGCCCGCGAAGCCATCCGCTCTTTGCAGCTCCTCATCGACACAGAAGAAATTTCCGTGCCCGATGCCGCCAAGCATCTCAACAAAACGCCGCAATGGGTCCGCGAAAATTTGCCCGTGATCTATCACAGCCGCAAAAGCCACAGCGTCCGCCTCAAAGACTTGGCCGATTACCAGGCCAAACGCACCGTCTATCCCGGCCGGCGCCATTAATATGAACGAACCAATCTCGCCAGATGAGCGCGGTGGGCACATCGCGCCAAAGGCAGAAGGCGACAGTGACCCAGCCCTGAGTCGCTTCGGGGCTGGGAAACGCCAGCACATGCAACGAATGCTGCAGCACGCCCTCGATTGGATCACCGTAAACGTAGCAAAACCAAAGCAGGACAAAGTTCTGCGAAGCTTCAGCGAAGCAGAATGATCCATTTCATCAGCCGCTACTTTTACCAGGCCCAGCGCGACAAAGTGCAAATGATGACCCGCGCCGAGCGCCGCGCCATGCTTTCAACCTGTTTCGTCATCCTCTGCATCACAATCATCATCCTCTTATGGTTAATATCGTAACACCACCGCTACCTAAACCGCCCGTGCTGCCCACCGCGGCCCACTGCGAGCTACCAGATGAAACCGGCCACCAGTGCAAACGCCCGGCCAAACGAGTGATTTTAATCAACCAATTTCCCGCGGCAGCATGCGCGCCGTGCGCGGGCTACGTAGATTTAGAAAGGAGAAACAACAATGGCTGAAAACCCACAACCGAAACCGGTCCCAAACCCACCGCCACCACCAAACGGCGACTAAAAACGCAATGAGGCGGCCCGGCGGTCAAATGCATACGCCGGGCCGCTTTGTCTAATGGCTTACTCGAAACTTCATTCCTCGATCGTTCACTCTTCATTGTGGACCGAACCGGATCACATTCGGATTCTGTTCATCACGCTCTTGGCGATCGCAGATTCGGAAGGGTATGTTTTCGGTTCTCGTAACGGCCTGACTCGACTGGCTAACCTCGACCCAGACGAGTGCGCTCAAACGGATCCGTTTCAGGCGCTATTGGACCCTGACAAAGACAGCTCCGATTTGCTGCGTAATCCAGAGAATGAAGGCCGCAGGATAGAAGCCGTGCCCGGTGGTTTTAGGATTCTTAATTTCCTGCATTACCGCGGCTTACGCCACGATGGGGATCGGCGCGATACAAACCGGGAAGCACAACGCCGCCACCGTGAGCGTGTCAGCCAAGGTCAGCCAGCGTCAGCCAAGGTCAGCCAGCGTCAGCCAAGGTCAGCCACAGTCAGCCAAGGTCAGCCAATCTCAGAAGCAGAAGCAGATACAGAACGAGTAAACACGAGTAAGGGTATTACGTTGCCTGTGAATAAGTCAGCCAAAGCGCCCTACTCGCGCTCTAATGAGCGAATTCTACTCGGTTTACTGGAATCAATACTGCATACCGGCGAACTGGAATCCAACGGAGCAATCTGGCGAATGCGTATTCGCTCAGGGAAGAAAGAGCGCAAAGCACTACGCAACGCCATCGAAGACTTCAGCGCACGCACGCCAGACCAGCAAGCCCAGATACACAACCGCGCTGCCTGGCTCACTGATCGCTACGAGCGTTGCCTTGAGGAGACCGCACATGCACAAGGCCACGCACCATGACCCACCCAGTGGCTTCGTTACATGGTGGCGAGCGCACCCACATGGCAAGCAGGGGCTACCAGCACGAGTCGCATATAAGTGCGCATGCTACCTCGACGAATACAAAGCCGCATGCCTCTTGGCCCCCCTCCTCACAACAGCGCAGCCGGGGCCTGGGGCCGGCCGCAAAGCACCGCAGTCCATGCCTGTGAATGAGCATAACAGACAGTGAATGTGATACTTATTGATACTATTGAAGCGCTTTACCTATAGAAGAGGGCGGACAACATACCCGCCTTCGAGGTAAAACCGACGGCGTATGAGTTGAACCGACCCCACCAAAACATCCGGCCTTCCGGCTGAAAATAAAAATTTTGAAAATCTGCATGTGGCATTACTAAAGAGTCATGCCCGAATGTCAGAGCGCAAGTCCGTGCATCAATGGCTTAACGAATCCTCAGAGCGGTGAACGGCGATGCCTAAAACCTTCTACATTTTCAAGGCCGAGGACATCTACAAGGTCGTTGGCAACACCAAAGAGGATATTTGGGTGTCGCACCCTGTAGGTTCGTTCGCGCTGACTGACGCGGATCGCAAAGAAGAAGCGCGACTCAAAAGGCTGATCGCAAAATGGCGCAGGGAAAGTGCGCGGAGAGCAAATGCATGAGCCAACTCACCAGATCAATAGGAAACAACAGACAACTTATCGGAACCCTAAGTGACGATGATTTTGTCACAGCAGCGGAAGTAATTGAGAGGATAAAGAAATGAATACAAAATGGACATCGGATAAAGATGGCGTGCTTTATCCGATTGGAAGGTTTGTTGGGCAACATGCCAAAGAAATAGTCGATGCCCACAACGACGCACTCGACGCCGAGCGGGAGAAGGTGCAGACGCTTATGGATGCGCTGAATCGACTCACCAACGCAACGCAGAACCAGATTCAAATTGACGAAAGTATTGCGCTGGATCCCACTGAGGAGGATTGGATTGAACTGCGTCAAGCGGTGAGTCAGGCTAGCGCCACGCTCGCACAGACTAGCCAAGAGAACTTTACCGAATGACGCAGTTAGCTTTACGAGGCGACCACCACTAAAAAAGAGTATCGAAATGTATCAGAAAACGCCTAAAGATTCCGCGCA